CGGCGTCCTGCCGACGAACACCACTCCCCAAATCCAAAACACTCAACTACTGTATGCACATACAGCAATTGAGAATCACCCCCATGAACGAGAGCAATAGCTCGGAAGCCTTGGCCGAATGGCACAAGAGGCTAAACGACAGGAGGCAATGGACGAACCCTGCAGTCACCTATCGGTTTCTGGCCCGCATGGCCGAAGATATGCAGGCTGGCGGGTTGGTCGATCCATTGGAGCGCTTTGAGCTATTCGAACTGGCCAGCGCAGCTTTCTGCCACTTCACCGAGGAAGGCAACCATGAATGGCGGCATCAGGCGTCGGACTATCTGGCCTACAACAAGGGCGGCATTGTAGTTGGCAGCCTGCTGAACTCCCGATACGTGCTTCATGAGGCCGACCAATCGCCCTATCACGCCGCCCACTTCGCTTTTCTCGATGAGAAAAACAACCTCATCATGAGGGACTACAAGAAGTACGGCGTGCTTGAGGGTCGCTACATCTATACCGAAACCGGCCAGACGCTGACGCTGGTTGAGCAATCCAGGCAGATCAACGGTGTGAGCTACCAACGCCTGAGCGATGAAGATCAATATCGAGCGCTCGTCGACGCCTCAGCGGTAGCCCTCGACCAAGGCGACTTCAAGGCCTACGTTTCGCTGTGGGAGCGTCATAGCTACTCGATATTTATCAGATGCCTTCACTGCCTCGACGGATTCGCAGTGCGTGACGATTGCACGCACTGCGATGGACGAGGCTTTATCGAAGACCCGGAATGCCCGAACAAGCTGCCGCAGTCACTCAGCCGCCAACGAGCCGTTCCGACAGAGTAGCGGAGCGCCCCGCTCGCCCATCTATACCTTGCGTATCCCGAACTGCGCGGCCTTGACCGTCGAGTCCTGCGGCACGCCTGCTGCCAGGTACAGGCCCATGCGCGAGGTGATCACGGTTTCACTCAGGTCAATCGTGCCGCGCTGCGTTTCCAGCGCCCCGGAAAAGCTGGCCGGCATGGTGAACGCCTCTTGGTACTTGTCCATTGACCGATAGTAGAACGTGGACGACGCACCGTTGACCGTCTTGGTGATGGTCAACTCAGCCTCCCAAGCCAAAATGCCGAGCGACGACCCCATGATTTCCACCGCCGACACCATTTCGATAACGTCGCCGGCCGCCAGGTTGGTCTGTACCACGTTGGCCGTGGGCTGCATGTAGATGTAGCCGCCCGCCGCCGCCATGTTGCCACGCAGCTCGATGCACTGCGCCTCACCATAGTCGGCAGGCTCCTTGAACCAGCGCGTGGTGATACCGGTCAGGCCAGAGCCTACGGCCTTGTAACCGTCCGCCAGCACCGACCCGGCCACAGCATTCACGCCAGCCGGTAGCGTACCGCCAGTGCCCGCCAGCAGCGGGTTGGCATTGAGGCAACCGAACGGGCGGATGGCCGAGTAAACGTCGCCAGAGTCCGTGGGCAGCGGGATTCCGGGAAACTCGAAGTTGGCGGTGATGATCGGCACCACCCGCGAACTGATGAACTCGGCACCCAGGATGTTCGGGTGCAGGCCTTCCACTGTCATGGCTTCGGTGAAGCCGTCCCAGATGTTCACCACCGGCACGAACTGGCTGACATAGTTCAACACCCAGTCTTTGTAAGCGATCGCATCGGCCAGCGCCTGCCCGGTCAGAGCCCTGCTACCGAAACGCGGCGTACCGGTGCCGACGATCAGGTACTTGCCGGGCGTGTTCATGAACGCGGTGACGATCTTCATCACGTTGGCTTTCGTGTCGGCCAGGCTCATACCTGCCGTGGTGCTGTCGTTGGTGCGCGACAGCAGCAGCCACAGGTCGGCAGTGGATGACGCAATGCAGGCCGGCAGCCTGGCCAGAAACTGCCCGGTGTGGTCGCCGAGCTTGCCTTGGTTGTCTACGTAGCTCGGGAACAGGCCGGTACGCGCCGCGATCCAGGCCGCATAGCCATAAGCCTCGGTACCGAACGCTGTCGCGGCGATGGTATGGCAGTTGCCCGAGAAGCTATCGCCGAGCAGGCCCAGGCCACGCCGGATCGGTTTGCGGCGTGGGATTGGGTTGACCAGAAGGCTCATGCGTAGACCTCAAATGCAGCGCCAGCAGCGGGCACGTAGCGGATCGTCGCGGGCGGAATGCTCAGCTGATAGCCACCGTCTTTCCAGATCGTATCGGTGGTGATCCAGTTGTCACCGGCCTGGATCTGGACCGTCACGGACCCGCCGTTCGCCTTCACTGCCAACGTTACTTTCATCGTGCGGTCGTAGGTTTCTTGCTTCGTTGCTGTCTGCACAGTGCTTCCCCGACGGCCTACGGCCTGGCTGAATTGGTGGTGTTGGATAGCTCATCTACAAAGCGGTTACACGTCAGGCCGGCTATTCGGGCTTCGTCATAAGCCTTTGCCAGCTCTCCCGCTCGCGCGTCAGCCCGGCCGAGCAGGTCGGAGAGCACCATGGCGGCGCGGCTGGCTGCCTTGCCTCGTTCGGCAGCGCCGGTATCGCCGGGGGCGCAACTGGTGGTGGCTGCCAGCTTTCCGGCTTCGACACGCAGCCGGTCGCCAGCAGCGTCAGCGACAGCAGCATCAGTAAGCGCAGCGGTCTGTTCTTGTCTTGCATCGTTTGCCACCTGGTTGGCCGCTTTCTGGCGGCGTTGCTCTTCGGTTCGGTACTCGGTGGTCGTGATGGCCACCGCCTCGGATTGGGTGCTGACTTCCTCCGCCCACTTCGCCTTCCAGGCCAGATCGGTAACGGTCACGCCGTGCCGGTATGCCCCGTACAACGCACCGGCCAGCGCCAGCAGGATCAGCAGCAGGCCGACTGCCTTCCACGGCAGGGCCTTCACGCCAGCACCTCAAGCGCCCGCTCATAAAGCGCCTGCCGATCAGCCAGGCCGTTCGTGCCGCCGTTGATGCGCTTGGTGATAGTCAGGAAATCGCCCTTGTCGGCCAGCGTGTTGAGCGCGGCCCGGTGCCAGAACCACGCCGCCGACATTGCGGCGTGCTGCGCCAGCTCGAGCAATTCGGGATGGTTGATCAGATCCAGGCCCAGCGCTTCGGCGCACTCGGCATAGTTTGCCCGCCCGGTGATCTGGATCAGGCCGCGCCCACGGTATTTGGAGCCATCGCCCGGCACGGTATTGCCCAGGTCTTTGCGCCCTTCGTACCCCAGCTGCTGCGTAGTCGGCCCCCAGATCTCGCGCACGTAACGCAGCTGACCGGACTCATGGCCGACTTGGGCAATGAATGCCGCGATGCGCAGCGGTGTCACGATCTGGTACTTGCTCATAGCGGTGTTCAGGACAGGTGCAAAAACGCCGGCTCTCTGACCGGCGTTCGGGAGTATCTGCAGCAGCTGCTGTGCGGTGATCAGCATCGGTGTTTCTCCAGGCAAAAAAATACCCGCTGGATGGCGGGGTTCGGTGGCAGGTGTACGTCAGGCCAGTGGCTCTTCCTCCAGCATGGGTGCGGCGGCAATCTCTGGTATCGCGGGCGCGACCGGCCAGACTGGTGCCTGATACCACGTCGGCTGTGCGGTGACCTTGCCCAGCGCGAACTTGTAGGCCTTCCACGCCTTGAGGACTGGCGCGAGTGACGCAGCTTCCTCTTCCTCTTCTTCGGTTGCGACTCCCGCCTCGATTCCATAGCCCAGCGTTTCAATGCGGTCCTGAATGCGGGCTATCTGAAAGGCTGCTGCACTGTTTTTGCTGTTTAGCGCTGACTTCGCGTCAGCCAAGATGCGAGCAGCAACAGCCGCGTCCTTCATTTCTTTCGTGACTAACTTGGTCCAGTCAATATTGCTCATTATTACAAGACCTCATTCATAACGAATACGGGTGGTAGAACCTCTGGCAAAGGTTTGGGAAATTGTACAACCCCGTCAGGTACATCTATAAGGTCCACTGGATATGCTTGCTCTGGGCTATAATTTGCCGGAACAGGCATTATGATGTGGACAGTCAAATCATCCTCATATTCGACATCACCCGCAAACCATTCCGAAGTAATGGCAGATCGGGGAAGTGTCGATCCGGCAGGCATCGTAGAAAAGTCAAACTCCTCTCCATTAATAACCAAAACCGCTCCGTTTTTCTCTACCAAAAAGGCATCATCCCTACGCTGCGGCGCAAGTTTAATAATCATCAGAACCACCTTCCTTCCGCTACATAACATAAGTAAGAAGCTGCGCCATTGGCCGGGGATACAACTCTTCCTGTCACACCAGTAGTGCTCGCCGAGCCTTCTGCTGCGCCCCAACAAAAATAACCCGCTGTAGTTAGCGCCTGGATGACTACCGATGGAACTTCTACAAATGGTGCTGCAAACGTAAATCCAACCGCCCCAGAGTAGAAGATTGAGCCGCCCGCACTATTTGCGGTTGCTTGCCCAGGAGAAATACCTCGGCAAAGCATAGTGCCGTCGGCAAACTTTGTGTAAGTGCCTCCGTTAAGCGAGCCTCTTTCGATGACAGCGCCGGTCGGAACTCCGCCCGATTGAGAAACCGTACCGACTACGTTCCCTTCGTGGTACAGGGCTCTCGCGACGGCCCCCATGGAGAACCCTCCGAGCTTGAACTTGTTGTCGGTGTCCAGCCCTAAATGAACGCCGTAAATTGTGTCCCGGATAAACGTAATCACAGCCGATGCGTTGTTGTTAGCGTCATTGGCGATCCGCAACGCAGTTTTGCCATCGTTGTTGGTTGAACTGATGGAGGCGATACCGGGTGGCGCACCAGAAAACAGGCTTGTACCTATAGAAGGGTTGCCCGACCCGAGGCGGACACCGCCGAGCGCCTGGATTGCTTCGCCCGCGGTCTTCTTGCCAGTGCCACCCTGCTCTATTGTAAGAGCCGTGCTCAGGCCAGACAGGGAAAGGATATCGCTGTTGTTCCCGCTCGCGGCGGCCGCAAGTGCTGCGCGTACGCCCTCGCGCGTACCAGAAGTGCCCAGCACCGCAAGCGTAGATCCGAACTGGTTGACCAGCGCCCGGAGCGCATCAGCAGAATCCTTGACGTAGCCCTGCATCGGAGCCAGCGCGTACCCGCCCGCGTTGTTGGTGGCGCCCTGATAGTTCGGCGCAATCGACATCGCGGTATTGCTGGCGATGTTGGTCACCTCATACCAGCCACCATCAGGCCCGCGAAAACCATCACCTACCCGGCTGTTTGCAATGAATGCGGTATTGCTGCCAATGACCGCGTTCGAATTTTGGGTGACGGAAACCGTCCCCGACTTATACCAAGGCATTGCAAGCTCCTAATTTGAACGCCTTGATTCAGGCGGTAAGTTTTGCGCAGAGGAATGGGCGGTGCCCCTGGTCTGTCCATGCGGTAGTTGCGAGGCTGTAAAGCATGATCTTCGAGTTCGCGTAATCCACGGCGATGCCGCATCCACCACCGTTCGCGCCGTTGTGGCAGTGAAACGCAAACGAGTTGATCGATATGAATTCGCCTAATCCCAGCGCTTTATCGATGCTCCACCTATAGCGCTGGCCAACACTCAATTGCTCGCTGCCTACGTATGTCCAATTGCCTGCGGCGAATGTGACAACAACTGGTGGCGCCCCGCTGTCATACACAAGCTCACCGCCAGGCCCCCAGATACGCATCCCGAAAGATGCAGTTCCCATGGAAGCCCATGCCGCGATGAAGTATTGGCCGCTCAGCGTGCTCTGAACGTTTGATGCCTTCATTGAAAAGCCTGTCCAATTGCCAGGCCCGCCAGTAAACCAAACCGATATCGGCACCTGAACAATGCCGTTTTGATCCGGCCTTATGAACACCAGCGGCGGATCTGCACTTGTTACCGCGCGCGGAAAGCTGACGTTAGCGTTTGTGGTCCCGGAGTAACTCCCCTTCGTGAGCAAGCAAAGCCGAGGCGTTTCCGAATCAATCTGCACGAAAGAGCTGTCGTTGATGCTGATGACACCAAAACTCATGTTTTGAACCTCACTGCGAAGCCTCTAGCGACAATACGGGTCTGGTTGGTGTTGCCGAGATTTGCTGATGGGTTGGCCGATCTCAGCACTACTTGCCCCGCCGAGGTCGTCACGTAGGGGTAAGACTTGGTGTTGCCGGTCGCATCGCCCTCAGCTGACTGAATGTCTTGCGCCCTTGCGGGTATGACCATGAAGACGCAGTTGGCCGGATCAAAGCCAGGGATACTCAGCGTGATCACCTTTGCGGTTGATCCGGACGTGTCACTGAAATCAATAACTCCCTTCCAAATCACCTGATAAGTGAAAGTGGTCGTGTCCATGACCAAATTCCCATTTTCGTCCCAAACTCTGGCTCCGTAACTCATGCGGCCAAATTCCCCCACTGGTAGCGCAGTTGGCCCCTCTCGTCGTAAACCTTGCCACCTTGGCCGTTTATTGATTGCCTCCCTCCACCGGCAAGGGGTGAATTGATTTCAAGCGTACCGTCCTTGTTCAGAATCCATCCTGTTTGTCCGGCCACGTAGTTTGTCGAGCTGATATAACTTCCTATCTTGGCGTTGGTGATCGTGCCGTCCATGATGAACGTAGGGCCGAGGAACAGCTGGCCGTTCTGAGCAACGAACGGTGTCGATATCGCCCCTCCCGCCAACGTGTTCACCAGCGCAAACCGATCAGCCGACATGAGGATCTGGCTTTGCAGAATCCCGCCGACGTTCTCAATCCCCGCGCCGATTCCCGCCATGACGTACTGGCCGTTGGAATTGACCTGCAATTTGACGGTGTACAGCGCCGTCAGCTTGCCGTCGGTGGTCGCCTGTGCGGAGCTGACGGTTTGAACGGCTGCGCTCGCACCGTTGGCCGTGGCCTGCACCTGATCCAGTTTCGTGGACAGCGCACCATCTGCGCTCGACCTGGCCGTAGCCTCTGACTGGATGGCTGCCGAGTTGTCGCCCACCTTCGTGGTCAACTGCGTAATGGCCGTCGCCGTAGAAGCGAGATTGCTGGTGACGACCTCACGCAGGTCAGTAATCTGGCCGGTGTTTGCCCCCACCGACGCGGTCAGCTGCGTGACCGTCCTGGCCGTGGCTTCGTTCTGCGAGGCTCGAACTGTTGCCTCCTGCACGATGCCTGCCGCACTGTTGTAGCCATTCACGGCATCTGCCAGCTCACCATCCCCGTTGTCATCCCGAGACGACGCCTGCAAAGCCTGCATGCTGGATGCCTGGGCAATGATCGTGGCGCCCTGTTGACTCACACTGGAGTTGAGAGCCGCCACAGCAGACGAGGTCGCCGACTGCTCTGCACCCAACACTCCGTTGTTGTCTTTCCAGCCGGTGAGCGTGGTGCCTATTTCAAGCTGCGCCCGCGTGTACTCTGCAAAGCCCGCGCTGACAGTGTCCGAACCATATAGCCGGAAATAGACCTGCACGCCCGCCGTCCCTGCCGGTAGGTTTGGATAGTCATAGGTGATCCGCTGAGTGCCGCCAGTGGCAACGACCAGAGGGCCAGAAGGTGCGGAGATAGCCGCTCCTGCGGCGTCCACTGCCTGGATGAATATCTTGAACACCAGACCTGCGGTGGCGCGCACGTAGCACGAAGCAACAACTGACGCACCTGCCTTTGCCTTTGGCCAGTAGTTAACCCCCTGGGTACGAACACCCCGATAGATCGCGCTCTGGTTCACCCCGGTGACGTCTACCCGTTGAGCCTTTTCAGAGCCCACCAGCCAAGACGTGACGATCGAAGGCGAACTGGTGCCACCCGAAGCATTTGAGTCAACCGCCCAACCTTCGGCCAGTCCAGCCGATGCACTCTCCTTGCTGAATGTCGGGTTGAAAAACAGATTTTGCCCACCGGAGTTTCCAAGGTTCGCGGTAACGTTTGTTATGGCCTGGCCTTGAGCCGTTATCGTTTGGCCTTGCTGCGTGACAGTGTTATTCAGCGCCTGCACCGTGGCGCCACTAGCCTTTCCAGCCAGCTCAGTATTGATTCCGGTGATGGCCGAGCCTTGGCTGGTGAGCTTTCCTTCGGCATCGGTAACCCGGTTGCCGATGGATTGCACGCTGCTGGCCGATGCTTTGCCATCCAGAGACGTCTGTAGCCCGGTAATCTGCTGGGCTTGAGCGCTGTTGACCCCCTCAATGGACGTGACCTTTGTTTCTACGGTCTGCACCCGAGACGCCAACCCCACAGCCGTGGCCACCGCTTGGCCAACGTTCAGCCAGTAGGTGGTGTTCGGCGGCGGAGTGTTGACCGGTACGTTCTGCGTGGCCTGATAAATGATGCCGTCAGCACCCAGAACTCCCTGCCCGGCCGAATAAGTATCCCCCGGCTTGTAGGGCATTGAATCGGCAAGGTCGGCGATGCTATCGATCTGCTGCTGCAGTTCCGCCCTTACAGTGCCCAGCGCATCGTCAACGTCAGAAATCTGCTCGGCCAGTGCAGATTTTGCGGCGGCCAAGCGGTCGTTTACCGAGCCTGGACCGTCGCCGTCGATCAACTCGATTTTTTCCAGCACCTTCTGGCCGAGTTCGGTTTCGGTGATCTTCCCGGCTAGAGCTGCCAGGTAAGCCGACACGTCGTTCGACGTTGAAGCTGGTACATAGAGGAAAGCACTCTTCCCGTATGCATTGGACGATCGGATGAAATAGTAATAGTTGGTGTAAAACGCCAGGCCGTTGTGAGTGAACGACAAGCCCTGCCCAAGATACTCGGCCGTGCCTGATGTGGCCTTCGGATTGCTGCTGAAAAAATACTCGTAGGTGCCGCCGTTCAGCGCGTGATTCGGGTTTTGAGGAATCAGCACGATGCTGTCGAGCGAGGACTGCACTACGCACGATTCCGGTATTGGCGGCCCCTGAATGCTTACCGATATCGTCGCCTCGCCGGACCTGGCCATAGGCCCCAGAGCAGCCACACTCATTGTGTACGCACCCGACGGCAGACTGTTGATAGCCAGCGTGTTGGCAGTGGCAGGTACAGAGCGCGACTGCACGGCATTTGCGCCTTGGCGAACCGTGACTACATAGGAGGTGACGATGCCCTGGGGTGGAACCCACGACAGCACGCCCTGTACCACTTCGGCAACATCGCCAGCCGCCCATGCAAGCCCGGTAGGCGACCCGAGGCCGCCGCTTGGCAGGTTGATGAAGCCAAGCGGGTTGTAAGGCTGACCCACGGCGTCATCAAAGATTGCCGCCTCGTATTGCTTGACCTGAACAGTGCAGCCTTCGTTATCACCCATCGACCAGTCAGAGACGATGAATTCGCCAAAGATGTTCAGCGATGGCAGGTTGACGAGGACTACGCGGCCGGGGCGGCAGTTGTAGCCTGAAAAGTTCATCGGCAGGCTGATCGCCCCGCCTGCCCGGCGTTGGCGTAACGCGATGTTTGCCAAGCGCTGAGGCTGGTACGCGTCGTCCACATACGGGAACGTCATCGTTTCCGCAGCTTCGCCGCCGTCCTCAAGAATCCATTCGGAAACGCTCACCTCGGGGTAATCCGTCTCGGTCCAGGACTGCTCAGGATCGATGAATGTGCCGCGCACCGTGTTGATGGCCGAATCGTTGGTCGACTCGCTGCTGCCGACCACGGTGCCGACGATCATGTCTTCGGTGATTTCGAAGTCATACGGACCGTAATACGCCCCTGCCTGGAGCATCCAGCGGCCGCCGACGCGGATTAGCTTGCCGGCGCATGACGCTTCCAGCTTTTGCAGTACGCCCGGTCGCTGCTCGTCGGCACCGATCACGCATGAGGTACGGTAGCGCTGGCTGACAGAGCCGTCGGCATTGGTCAGTGCTTCGTCGCATACGTTTGCCGCACTCGCGAAGGTCTCAAAAATGATCTCGTCGTCCGGGACATTGCAACGGTTACGCAGGAACCAGAGGATGTGCAGCGCGGTGTTGGTGGTGTAGATGTTGTTGCCGGTGCGCGGGTCGTAAATGTCGTTTCGGCCTCGTAATACAGCGCGCATTTCGGGAATTCCCGACGGGAATTTCTCAGCGCTGTACTTCAGAGTGATTCGCAGGAACGATAGGCCACGCCCGATCTGGCTATCTTTCCAGTCGGGACAGTTGGCCTTCAAATACGGGTTAACTTCTGTCGGATTGACGATCAGTTCATAGCTGGCGAACTCGCCGTATGTGCTGATTTCCTCTTCGCCAAGGTAGATATTTTCAATCCCGTCTACCGCGCCCTCGCACAGCACATAGACCAAGTGCAACAGCTCGCCCTCGGTTGCGGTGCCAGACTGCTCCTGCGCCCAGACCAGCACGCCGCCGGTGGATACACGGCCGAGGATGAACCGGATAGGTGCTTTTGACGACCTTACCGTCTGAGCGGACGGCTCGTTATCGCGCAAAGGGGATTTGGTGTTCAGCTTCTCCTGCTGCGATGCCGCGTAGAAGGCCAGACCTGCGCCCACCACAGCGCCCGCAGGACCGCCTTGAACGAAGCCGATCACTGCGCCGACGGCGACCTGGGCAATCTTTTTAACGCCACTGGGCATTATTCAACCCTCCAGGCTGACAACGGCTCGCACACAACTCGAGCAACGCCGTCATCGGTCGTTGCCCAGTAATCACCCGCCCAGAACACGGCCATGCTGCGTCCTGCTGGTGCTTCGTACATCACGACATCGCCGCGCTGGATAAACGGAACGGCAACCCTTGCAAAGCAGGCATCCCATGCAGCTTCCAGGCTGCCGTGACGTTTCTTCAGCGCGCGCTTGGCTCCAGCCTCGGTCTTGTAGGTGCCTCGGTATTGCTCTGCAGGATCGACACCGCACACGGCGCTCGAGCAGTCGGCGGCGAACAGGCAACAGTCAAATTCGCCCCACGAAAAAGGCCGCCCTTGGGCAGCCTTGATCACGTCGTTCAGACGCGTAGTCCAGTCTCGATGGCGCATAGCTAATTTCCGTAGGTGAAGGTCGGCGCATCCTTGGCAGACCCCCAATAGATGGGCCATTCGGACATTTGCGCGATTGCGTAGAAGAACCGGTCGCCCTGGTGCCGGGCACGGTGGTTTTCGTCCGTCCAGCGCTCGGTGCCGGTTCGGCTCCATTCGGCCATGCGGTCGATGACCGGGACGGTGATTGTGTTGCCTTCCTGGCCATTCCCTGCGAACGAGAATTTGGCGGCGTCCATGCGGCCGGAAAACAGGATGTCCGCTGCGTAGTTACCGGCCTCGTCGAACACTACGAAGATGACCTTGGCCATTCGGCCCCGGCAACCGCGCACGTTCGTTTCGGAAAGGATGTAGGAGTCCAGCCCGCTCAGCGTCAGATCCACCGACATGGGAGAACCGGAGTTGTCGCTTTCTTTCGACTGGCTGACCTGACCGAAATTGCCCACGCCTTCGTAGGTGATACCGTCGACGACCAGATCGCCGGTTCCGGTGTGAGCGAAAACCATGCCGTCGGCGAAGTCCAGCTGCATGGCGTAGACCGGCATGAATTTGCCAGTGGCGATGATATCCACCACGCGCTGACTGAAAGGAAATGCTGAGGGCATCAGAACGCCTCCCTGAATTGCAAAGCACTGTTGGATACCAAGGGATCCTGAACCACCTGGTGGGTGTCGTCTAAACGGCGCATCTCCGAGTAGGGATTGCGATATTCAACGTGCGCGCCCACGGTCAGCGTTTTTCTGATGCGCTTGTTGAGCGAAACTTGCACCCTGCCCTCCGCGGTCGAACTGGCATCCTCTATCACCTCGAACATTTCACCGCCAACAGTGATGTAGTCACCCATTGAAAACACCTTGGCGCTGGGTATCACTCCGCCGATGGTCATAAACGTGGCTTGGGAAAAACCTGACACCACTACCGCAGCACCGATATCGTCGACTCGGGTACGGGTGATAGCGGGGATATTCACAGTCCCATACATGCCCTGCAGCTTCCCGATCAGAGAGGTGAGCTGTCGCTCGTCCTCATCAAACAGCACGCCGAAGGTCATCGTGCATATCCAGTACGCGCCGGGGTAGCCAAGGATTTGTTGTGAGTTCGACAGAATGGAAGTGAATGCGCGGTTGTTGTAAGTGACACCCCATGTTGTTTGCGATGGCTCAAGCGATTCAGGCCAATCGTGCGCCATGACGCCTCCTTATGCTGGTACTCAGCGGTTGATCAGTTGCCGGGCTGGCCCGTTGGTTTTGAAATCGTTAAGCACCATTTGATATGCCGCCTGTGCGCCCTCCTGGGCTGCGCGCCGAACCTCGGCTCTCGATACGGCGTCAGCGTTGCCCTGGAAGGTGAAGTGCTGGGTAACGCTGCCCAGAGCGGTCGAGGTTGTCGCCGTACTACCGCCAGCTGCATCACCGCCTACCATGCGGACACCCAACGAGCCGTCGGCAGCCCGCGTCAGGGGCATGATCGCCTCTGGCCCCGCCTCGCCCGCCATGCCGGTCTTGCCGCCAGCCATACCGAAAAGCGTCGGGGTGTTGACGATGGAGTTGGTGAAGGCGGCGCCCTTGGCGAACTTCTGAACGCCTCGATCCCAGACACCGCCATCAGCCTGAAACACCGAGGCGATACCTGATCCCAGGCCGCTACTGGCAAAAGATGACACGGCGCCGACCAGCGCCTTGCGCACCTGGATGCGGATCAAGTCATCGACGATGGAGTCAGCCAGGCTTTTGAACGACAGCTTTCCGGTTTTGACGAACTCGGTTAGAACATCCTCGGCGCCGTCGAAAGCGTCAGAAATCAGCGACTGGGTCTGTCCGGCGATATTGGCGACGTCGTCCCGGTAGTTCTGCCACGCAGCTTTAGCACCGTTGGTCCAATCACCTTGCGCCTGATCCACCTTTTTCCAGCCGTCCTGCATTGCTTGGGCGGTCTTAGCGCCGTATTGCTGAGTCAAGGCGATCTGTCTTTCCAGATCCTGACGCTGCTTGTCCGTCGTGGCCGTTGCCAGAGTTTCACGTAAGGCAAGTACCTTGTTGTTGGTGTCCTGTTCCAACGACAAACGAGCCTGCGCCCGCTCAGCTTCCTTGCTACCCATGCCGACTGCTGAGGCTGTCTGCTGGTAAGAAGCGGTAGCAATAGCGAGCTGACGCTGCAGGTCGGCCTCGTACTTCATGGCTTCAGCCATCCCGTTGGCGGACGCCACGGTCTGGTCATACTGCTGTTTCAGCCATTGCAGGCCTTTGCCGTACTCTTCCGTGGAAATCTTCCCGGACTTGTATAGCAGCTGCAGTTCCTCGGTTTTTTTCGTCTGCTCATCCGCCGCCGCGCTGACCGGATCGAAACTTTCCTTGAGCTTGGCGTAGGCGTCAGCAGCGGTCTTGAGCTGCTGCTCGAGCTTGTTCTGGGCCTCTTTATGTTTTTGCGCTGATTCTGTCGCAGACTTGTCCGCGTCCTTCTGGGCGTCATAGGCCTTGGCGGTATCACGGATCTGCTTAGCGAGCGCGCCCTGCGGATCAATCTTGTTCTCGGTAATGAACCGGTCGGCCTCCTCGAGCTTCGTCTTGTCCTTGAGCGCATGGATCTGCTTGTCGAGGGTCTGCTGATAATTCTTGCCGGCGTTGTCGGCGGCAATATCGACGTCGGTCTTGTCCTTCGTACTTTTGGTGCTGCCGTCGAGCTGCTTGGTGTACAGCGCCTGGCGGGCCGCCAGCAGGTTGGTATTAACGTCGAGCGTGCTGACCGCTTCGGACTGTTTGACCCAGCCGTCCAGCTGTTTCTGAGGAATGCCTAGCTGTTGGCCGACCTTGAGAATCGTGTCGGAAAGCGGTTGTCCCGCCTTCCTGGCTTCGTCCATGCTGCTCGCCAAAGCAGCGAATTGTTTGCCGCCGGCTTCGCTGGAGCGCGGCCCGATGAGCGCACGCTGCATCGAAGTGCGCAAGCCCTCAAACGCGTCCGCCGCTTCGTTGGCTGAGTCGCGTTGCTGCTCGGAGATACGCACCAGTGCGCCTTGCTGCTGGTCGCGTGTCAGCTGAGCGAACTCCTTGCGCACTTCCTCGACCGACCGCTTCAGATCGTTCACGTCCGTGCGGGCGGTCTGGGCATTGGACCCCATGGCCAGGAACGCCACGCCGACGCCGATCGCCAGCGCCGCGATCCCGGCCGGGCCACCCAGCAGCGCCAGCAGGGACGAGCTCGCCCGCGCCAGCACGTTCTTGGCCGCTGCGGCCTGAGCCTGGGCTGCAGCGTTCGCGACCGTGGCCGCCGTGTCGCGCGCCATGGCAGACGAAGACGCCGCAGTAGCGATTGCCAGGCGCTGGGTGGCAGCGGCTGCGGCAGTCTTGGCTGCCGCAAGTTCAACATCCATGGCGGCCAGCGCGGCGGTGTATCGCGTCTCTTCCACCGTACCGACGGCCAGGCTGGCCTGATAGGCGAGCGCCTGGCGCGCAGCTTGCACCTGGGCGAGACGCGCGATTGTCTCCGCTTCTAACGCCTGAGCTGCCGAGTATGCCGCGACTGATTCGCGTAGCTTGGCCGCAGAAGACGCTGCCGACGCCGCCGTTTCCTCGGCCTTGGCGATAGCAGATGCCTTGGTGGTGGCGATGTTGGTGAGAGTCGCCTTTGTAGCCGCGGCAGACGATGCCACCGCATCGATGGCGAACTTGGCAAAAGCCGCCGCCATCTTGCCGCCCAGCGCTGCGACCAGTACATCCACGTTCTCAGCCAGAAAACTGATCGTCTCGCCCAGGCGCTGAGCGCCGCCGTTGTCGCTCAGGCCCTGTAGAGACTTGGTGATGCTCTCGATACCTGGCAGCAGGCCGATGGTGATTTGGTTGGCTGCCCCGGAGAATGTTGCTTTCAAACCGGAAATAGCCTGCCCCGCAGCGACGAGGCGGTTGACGTTAAACTCTGAGATAACCGAGCCCGCGCGATCGGCCTGATCCCCCCACTCCTTAAACCCTTTGCCGTTATTGCGCAGCAGTGGGATCAGTGCCGTGGTTTCGTCGGCCATCGCCTCCATGTAGGTCGTCATCTGCTGCTGATTCAGCCCGGCCTTTTCGAGCGAGGTGTAGTAAAGCTGCAAGGCCTGTGGCCCGGACAGATTGGCGAACTGGCCAGCAGTTACCCCGATCTTAGGCGCGATTTCCTTGAAGAAATCAGACATCTCGCCGCCGCCGCGCTGCAGAAACTCGCCGACGCGGTCGTTGGTGTCTTTCAGGATGTCGCCCAGTTTGTCCTGCTCAACGCCGACAGTTTTTGCACCAAAGGCCATGCGCTGGAAGTCTTCGACCGTGGTGTTCGATAGCGCGGAAAGGTTCTTGACCTCTTTCGCGTAATCGATGGTGCTGGTCGTCAGCGCCACCAACCCAGCGATCGAACCAGCAGCGGCCAGGTTACCGGCGCCGATCTGATCGAATGCTGATGTGACCGCACGGCCCACGGTCTGGGCGCTGGCGTTCACTCGGTCGAAAGCGTTGTCGATCCGGCCCAGGCTTTGATCGATGTTATGAGCTGTGCTCGACACCGAACCTTCTGAGCGCGTCAGTTCCTGCCGCAGCTGCGCCGTGGTGGCTTCAATGCGGACAAGCATGCCTTGGACGTCGGTATCGGCCACGTAAGGAACTCCGGAAAAACGTTATGTGCTGCCCTTGCCGGTGAGCGCCATGCGCAGCTTCTGCGCGACAGTCGTCGGTTTGGGTTTGGATTGGGGGCTGGGCTGGGTGCTGCTGGGGAAAGGGCTGGTCATGCGTGCCCACTCGATCTTCGCGTCCATCGCGAGGAACAGTTCAGGCAGCGAGGTATGCCAAGCCACTTGCGGTGACCAACCGAGCCAGCCGGTGGCCACCGCGTAAAGCCGATCGACGTAGCTCCCCGCCTCTACGGCGCTGACTCCGTCGGCTGCTCCTTTCCCGGCTCGCCACCGCGCGGGTTGTACAGGGCTGCCAGGTAATCGTTCAGCTGCGGGGTCATGTCTGCTACGCCCGCCTGCCATACCGCCTCTGCCAGGCCTTCCGTTTGCTTTTCAGTCAGGTTGGCACCGGCAGCGATGATCAGCGCGGCACCGTCCACGCTGACCTGATGCAGCGCGCTGGCTGCGCCTCGGAGTCCGCCGAAACGCGCCTCGATAGAACGGACGGCAGCCAGGGTTGGCCGCAATTGATAGGTGGTCCCGCCAATGACAAGATCGATGTTGCCGTGCAATGTCTTGCTCATGGTTCACCCGATCAGGCGGCAGGGCCGGCAGCAATTTCGATGACATCGGAGTTGATGCCCATGGTGATGTTGCGGCGCACAACGTTGTCAGCTGCGCCAGGCGCAACGGTGTTGTTCATCACCTTCACGCGGAAGTAGAAGGTGGTCGGCAGCACGGCAGGCGTTGCTGTCGCGTCACCGTCGTTCAGTGTGACCTTGATGTTGTAATCGCCCTTGGAGCGGTCCTTGTGGGCAACCTTCACGGCCTTTTGACCCGCGTCGCCGTTGTCCAGGCCGACAGTCAGCGTCATGTCGCCAGCGTCAGCAGTGCCCTTGTACTTGCGCACGCGGCCATCCTTCAGCGACGTGAAGGTCACCGAACTGAAGGTATCGCCAAATTCGCCCAGGTCTTCGATTTCGCCGACCTCGACGTAAACGTCCTGTTTGTAATCGGCTTCGGTATCGGCGCCGGTTTTGGTGCCGAGGCTAAGTCGGCAGCCTGCAGCGGTGTTCAAATTGTCGTCGGCCATGGAAATTCCTCCAAAAGGCACATTGGATAAAGCCGCGAAGCGGCAGATGTTGAATCAGTGAGTGGTGATGACGCGGACCGTGATAGCGCCCATGTACGTGACGCCGTCTGCATCACGCTGTGAGTCGGCGCGCTCAACGCGCACAGACACTGCCCTGCCAACTTCCAGCGGCAAGGGGCGCTCATCCAGCGCGGCGATTACCTCAGCGTTAATGCGCTTGACCTCGGCCTGGCCGTGAGCATCTGACCAGACGGTAAGGTAGAGCAGGCGCTGTTGACGCTTGCGCCCGGCGATAGGGCTGGTGTTGGTCGAGATTTCGCGGTCAATCGAGACATACGGCATGGGCGTGTCCAGCGGTGCCCCATCGTAGATGGGGCATGACACCTCGGCCTGTAGCCGCTCGAAAAGTGCGACCTGCAGGGCAACGGACGGATCAGCCATCGTTTCCTCCCTGGCTGGCCTTCTTCAGCGTTCGATTCACGGCGGCGCGGATGTCTGCCATCACCACCTCCCGGTTCACGTCCAGCGAAGGCCGCAACCACGGATGAGCCGGCAGCGCAGGTATGCTCGGGTACTTGCCGAAAAACGTGGAGCCGTCCGACTTATTCTTGACCGAGCGACTACGGTTGCCCGCGCGCTTTTTCCCGTCGTAGCCCTTGGTGCCATATTCCAGAAACCGCAGGTAAAAGAATCGGCGGTTGTCCTTTTTGCCACGAATGCCGATCTGCGCATCCAACCCACTTTTGGAGACAAACGCCTTCAGGGCGCCAGCCGCTTCGCCAGTGTCCCGAGGGATGGTCGACTTCATGGTGGCCAGGATCTTGTTGGCGGCCTCCTGCATGGCCGGGCGCAGCTCGTTATCCACGTTCTGATGAATGTTGCGCAGCGTCCGGCGTAGCTTGAAGTCGCCGGACATATGGGACCGGCGCGCCATGGGTTACTCCTTTGCCTTGTCGGCTTTCGGCGCCGGGGTGTTCTTGACCTCTTCGGCCAGGCCTCGCTCAATCAGAGACTTTGCCGTAGCAGCGTCCACGGTGAATTCATCGCCTGTAGTCCGCTCGCCTACGGCGCCGGAGATGTTGGCAAGTGCTCTAACGTTCATGGGATTTCCTCAAGGGTTGGGGACATTGGTGCAGAGCAGACGGAGCATTGAAAGCTCGTTGTCTGGCAGTGCAGCCACAATCAGATAGGTGACGCCTCTGTTCACCAGGCGGCAGCCTGCAACCAGATCCGGCCGAGGCCTCACCCGGACTTCCGCGGTAACCACCGCTGCAAGCTTTTCAGCAACGGCCTCGATGCGCCCGGTAGGCAGCGTGATCTCGGCCCAAAGCTGGCCGGACGCTATCCAGGTGTCGTCAAAACCACCGGTTCGATTCTTGACCCGCGCAGGCTTGTAGAGCGTAGGACGGTGTCGCATTGAGCCTGCTCTCATCAGAATCGCTTCCTGTACCAAAGCAGGCGGTCTACCGCCAGCGGCACCTCAGCAGGCGCGCCTCCAATAACGACGGCTTCGCGGTTTGCATACCAGTGACCGACCATCAGCAATACGGCCTGCACGACGTCCGGGGTAAAACCCATCTGCTCTGGTCCGGCCGGATTTCCCTCGACCAGCTCCCGGTCACAGTGCATGGCGACGTGAGACTTGGCCGCCTCGAAGTAGCCAGCAATGAGCGTGTCTTCCTCTTCACTGTCCACCTTGAGGTGCAGCTTCACGCGTGCCAGGTCGATCATTTACTTGTTCTCTTCGGGCTTGGCCTGCTTGGTGGTCTTGGGAGCGGTTTTGCCGTCAACCTCCGTAGCCAAACCTTTGCCTACCAGGGTGTGCCCGTATTCATCGCTAACGTCGAACTCTTCGCCAGCGCGGGCCTGGCCCGTAGCGTTTTTCAACTCTGCCTGGATGCCCTTAAAGCCCCACAGCGCTCGAATTTTCATATTCGTTATCCATAAAAAAAGGGCCGTCAGGCCCTTGTGAATGAAGTGCTGCTTACTTGGCCGCGAAGCGACCTTTGACGAAGGCGTATGGACGGCGGACCGCCAAGCCAAGACGCTCTTCGACGAGCACGACGCGTTGGTTGCGTACGAAGTCGTCATTGATCATGCCGACCTTCACGGTGAACGCCATGCGGTCATAGATGCGCGCGCCCTGGGCGAACGAGCCGGTCAGGAACTCGCCACCTGTGGTGTCGCCATCGCCCTCGTCCATGCTGTCCGAAGCAACTACCGGACGACCCCAAAGGATTGGAGTGACCAGGCCTTGCAGGTTGGCGAACAGGTAGCGGTTTTCCGCATCCTTCTGCAGCTCGATGTTCATCCAGTCGAGGTCGGTCATGACCACGGCATCTGCGGCGCGCTTGGACTGCTTGCGGACTTGGTAGATCGCGCGGCGCACGGTGTCGATTGCCGTGTCGCCAGTCTTGGACAGAGCAGCGTCAAATGCTCTTGCCTGGGTCATGACGCCGTTGAGATTGTTGTCTTGACCGTCGCCTTTGAGGATCTGCCCTTCTTCTTCCAGCTTCAGGTCGTAGCGCAGCAGTTCCTGAATGTAGGAATACAGCTGCGGCACATCGTCCAGCGCTTCGTCGGTGATCGGCATCCAAACCGCCATCTTCTTGATGGTGTCGGTCTTTTGGGTGAACGTCACGTTGCTGGTGGGCTTCACACCGCCTTCAGCAACCATGCCAGCGCCCCGGGTGTGGACGTTCTCGACGAAGTAGCTGTAAGAATTTCCGTCTACCGGAGTGCTCGGGATCAGGTCGCGAATCAGCAGGTTCTGGCGTGGTACGTCCTGGATAGTCGGGTCGTACCGAGGGACCACCAGGCCGGAGCTGGTGACTTTCATTTCAGTCATCGACGCCATGTCGGACTTGGTGATCTCGATTTCAGCCTTATCCTGCTTTCGCGAGCTCACGGCCTTGTAGTCGTCATTGCCTTTGACGAAGTCAATAAAGCCTTTCTTGTCGCCGCCCTGGCCACGCAGCTTGATGCCCTTCTCTTCGAGAATTTGCACCTGCTCGATGATGCGCTCCAACTCACCTTTCTGGTTTTCGATCTGCTTTTTCAGATCTCCAGCCACAGCGTTGCCTTTTTCCAGCTCGCCAGAAACGGCGTCGTACTTCACTTGCAGGTTGCCGAAGCCCTCTTTGAGTTGCTTTTCGAGGGATTCGCGAATTTCTTTTACGTCAGCGGTCATGGCTGAACTCCGAATTGGGTATTGAACAGTTGGGAGATTGCTTTCAGCTCATCCACGATCACCGTGTCCGCTGCACCACCATCACGGTGGACGGCGGTATAGCCGAGCGAGGCGACC